AAGTCTGAGCACCATGATCCTCAATGTAGAAGCCAAGCTGGCTCGAGTCTGCCATAAGGATGGTGGTGGTGTTGCTGCCTGCATCGTAAGGAACGAAGGGGCTAACAACAACACGGAACGGAATCCCGAGATAATTCGGCATAACCGGAGCAGAACTCATAACGTGGCTCTGCCCAGAGCCGCCGACACCCTTTGCACCAGGAACAACGGCGCCAGCGTTGCCGCCGCCTGCACCCTCGCCGCCGAAGCTGCCAGGGAAGTCCTGCTGAGCAACCTGACCACTCCACTGACCGTACGGATACGGACCCTGCGCAGCCTGGGCAAAAGCCTTGAGCTGAGCATCCTGGGTGAACATCAACCAGGTAAGCGGGTGGACAAGAAGCATGTCAGGAATCCAGCCATTGTGCATGATCTGGGCAAACATCTCAAAGATGTCGTCCATGGTCAGGGAGCCATTCTGGCTACCGTCGAGTGCACGGCCGGTGGTGGTGCCGAAAGCAGCGTCTGCAGGAGTGCTGTTGTCGTGAGTTACGCGAGCAACAGAGTAAAGCATCTTAAAGATCTTTTCCTCTTTGTTACGCGCGAGGGCACGAGCAGCCTGGCGAACCGCCATGCTGACAACGTCGAACTGAGAGTAACGAATTACCTCCTCAGTGAACTTAACGGCCACACCTTGCTTCCCGATGCGGGAGATCTGGTGCCCAGGGCCGTAAGTGACGCGCAGCTCAGGGAACGCTTCTTCCTCACCAACATCGAAGTCACCGTCGACGGCACCCATAACAGGCATGTCAACCATGGTTCCAGGCTGGAAAGGAATACGCTGAAGAAGGCTGGTCCCAATCAACAGGGGCTCAACGGCTTCTTGAATTACGTTATTAATAACCTTGGGGATGAAGAGAGGAGCCTCCCACATTGCCAAGGCATCCTTGATGCTTAGCTTGTCGCCACTAGGCAACTTGTGGGCGTCATTCTTCCAGGCATACTCGAAGTCCTTGAACTTGATGTCTGCCTTGGCGTCGACCTCACGGAAATCACCAAACTTTAAAGTTGAACGATCTTTCATTTTATAATCCTCCCTTATCGCATGAACAGGCTGATGACAACACTGTCAGACGCGCCTGCGGTATGTAGATGCCAGGGCTTGCCGCCAGTAGCGGAGCCAGGCATGCGATCGAGATCTTCGAAGCCCTTGGTTGTACTCTCCCAGCGACTGCGAACCTTGTCGAGGTACGAGGTCGGGGAGCGCTCATTGCGCTTAACGACCTGGCCGACGCATCGACGCTGACGGGTGTCAATAGCTGCGAGCGCCTTTACGATGCCAGCAGCGTTGCCCACATCGCCGGCGACGGGCAGGGCGGGCTCGAGGCAGATGTCAGAATCAACATTATAGGTTACACGAGCACCAAAGGCGAATGCAGCAGCATTTGCACCGATAGCGACAGCCTGACCGGCAAGCTTGACGCCAGCACGAGTGGCTACAACGGGGTACTCCATGCAGTAGTTCGTACGAACGGTCTTCGAGGCGAGCTGAGGCTCCCACGCCATGTGACGAAGGTCTGCAGGATTCGCCGGAACGAGACCAGAGGTCTTGTCCGAAGAAGCTCTCAGCCAAGAGTATGAGGCAATGCCGATGTGGTCACCGATCGAAAGCGAGTTACTTGCCGCCGGTACGGCACCGGTAAGCTGGTTCTCCACTCCAACAGCAACATCGGTGTGGAGGGCTCTTACGACTGGCTCGTTCAGAGAGACGAGAGTCCCCCGGGCGTTCTTGACACCCGCGGCCACGTCAGCTGCGGTGTAGCGGGTGAGCTTAAGGAGGGCGTTGTCCCAGTTGTGGCCGCCCTCGCCGGCCTGAGACAATATGACCTGCTCAAGCTGAAGGGCGAGACCGGCGGGAACAAGGAATCCCAAGCTATCTAGAGCAACGACCTTACCGGTGAGTACAACATAGTGCTCATCGTGACGTTCGTTCTCTAGTACAAGGGGGAGATAGGGTGCAGGGAAGGTATGCAACCGTGGAAACTCGGTAGGACAAAACTCTACGTTTGGTACCGGAACTCCAAGGTCCTTTGCATACCTCTTAAGTGTTGGATCGTAAGCCATTTTCAGTTTCTCCTAAAGGTTACTTACGGTTGCAAAGTTTCTGGGATTAATTTATTACGTCTGGCATTATCTAGGAAGTTACGCGCGGCGCCTTCGCCGCCCGTCCCGTAATAGATATTCCAGTAACGCTCAATAATACCATTATATTGCTGAGAATTATCAGCAATCTTCTCTTCTACTAGTGCTTCAGTCTCTTGTGAGTCTTTGATACGGGGATCTGCAACCGCCTCACCGCTAGGCTCGCGAGCCATGCCGGAAACGGGCTTTAGATCTAGATCTGTTAATGAGTCTTTAAGTGACTGGATACTTCTGTCTCTGTATTCTGTGAGGGTAGCTTCTGCATCAGTGATGCCAAAGCCTCGCTCCTCTTGGGCCTTGAGGAGATTTTGCGCCAACATATCCTTGTGCTCCTTTAGGAGTTCGGTGTTGGTCGCGGCCAAGGCTTGAACCTTGTCCTCAAGACGAGTTGCTCGATTCTTCCAGAGGTTTCTGTCAAGCTCAAGCTGCTCACTTCTCTCTGCGAGATCGGTAAGTCTCTTGAGCTCTTCTGCTGTAATCTCAACGGAGTCTTTCTGCTCCACCTCAACCTCAGCAGTTTCAGTGGCCTCAGCCACCTCAACCTCAGCGGGAGCCTCAACCTCATCCTTAATTCCCTCTTCGAGAGAAGTCAATCTCTCGTCAAGGAAGGTGAGGAGGGTTTCCTTCGCTTCGCAGTCTTCAACAGTCTCGAGTAGCTGCTTTACAGCCTCACCGTGAGCCTTATCGGGCACGGGGAAGGTTCTGTCAGCTCCAAGAAAGATACCATCGTCAAGCCCCTCAAGAAGATCGCCAGTAAGCCGAGCAGTATCCTCGTCGAGAAGTTTAGCGATAGCATCATAGTTTGTAGTTGTATCTACGCTTAAACTAATTAATGTAATTGCCACGGTCTTTGTGACCTCCTTGGTTGTGTTGCTTTTTTCTTCAATTACTGCATCTTTGGGGGTGGGAACTGTATTGTCTTGCAGTAAAACCTTAGTGTCAACAGGGATTTGTGTGTGTTTAGCTTCTGCTGGGGCTTCAGCAATGGACTGTAGTGTGATGTCAGCAAGTGTTGGGAGAGCGGTTTTAGAGCCGTCTCTAATGCTGATGGCACTAGTTTTATCTCGACTTACAAGACAGACATCGAAAAAGAGTCCGTCCTTTCTGGAAATGGTATCTTCTTGTGTTTTCTGGAGCGCGTCTGAGAAGCTGAGACCCTGGCCTACCTCGATCACCTGGGATAAAGGAGCGGCAGGGTGGTTTACGGGAGAGACTTCCTCCCATTCGTAATTCATTGGAACGGCGACACACTCTACTCCGTCATAGGTTCTGCCTCTGTCGTGATCACAGAAGTCTTGAGCCCAATCAGTCAGTTCTCCGTCTAGGGCACATACGCTGCAGAAAGCACTCTGCGGCATCATGCCAGTAGACACAGTAAGGTATCTTCCGTCTAAAAGCTTTTGGATGGCATCTGGATCGGTAACGTCCCAGAGCCCTAAGATATGGCCTACACCCTTATACTTACCATTCTTGGACAAATCCAAGAATGTAGGGACAGTGCTGAGTCTTGCCTTCTTCTCGGCAGCTGCATCCTTCATTCGACCAGCCTTTTCAAAAACGCTCATGGCGTCCTTTACTCTGCTGTCTACTAAAGCTGCCTCTTCAGTTGTGTTCACGTATCTAACATCAATCACTCTCCCTATGGGATCAGAGTAATCGTCGTGGTGAACTTGAATTGGCTTGGGGTAAGGGGTAAGGAAGGTGTGTGCAGATTTGAAGTGCTCATCGGGCAGGTACACTGCTCGATTCTTGGTCTTTAGCCCCGCGTAAGTCATGCGGACCTTGGCTCTAAGCGAGTGCCCCGTGGGGGACATGCTGTCCTTGGTCTCGAAAAACGACTTCTTATAGGGGTCCAATGCGACCGGGACGACACTTACGACGTCTAATCCTGGGATCTTTTCCTTACTCATTGATTTGCTCCGGGACTATATCACATCTGCAATTTGGATGAAAAGGAGGAAGTTCCTCCAGATTTACACTATTTACATCAATAACGAGATTATGCCAGACATCGTAGTCTTCTCCTCCGGGTTTTGCGATAACTCGCACCCTAAGGACATTGTTGGTCTTAAAGAGGGCAAACTTTCCTGCTATTTTTGCCTTGTGAGCAACCGTCCGCTCGATAAACTTTGCGCGGTATCTCAGCGAGTCAATCGAGGTCAAGGGCAGTGATCTCATGAGCTCGGCGGTCGTCTCGCGGGATGCCTCCTGGAAGAGGCCCTCTACGCTATCCTCCATCTCGCTGTACAGTCTCTGCTTAAAGAGTCTCACCTGCTCAAAGGTATCGCCATTTACGGGGAGCCCCTGAAGGCCGGATGTCATCGAGGTGTCTATGACTCTCTTCATGTGTCCCTTTATGAGACCAGAGGTAACCCGAAAAAGTTGACCGACGTAGCTTATGCTAAAGGCATCATCTGCCTTGAGCTTTCTCAACTGCTGAGCAAGAGTGTCGTAGTACCCCAGTGACGTGGCGTCCCTGAAGGACTTCTTCTTTGCAGGGCCGGTGGCCGTGCCGTGCTGATTCGACGGCTGCTGTGTATTGCGTGCCGCAGCATTCTCCTGGGCAGCTACCTGCATCTCAAGTTGGGTGTTTGCGATCTCGGCGTTGTGCGATGCCTCCTTCTGTGAAACGAGCTCGGAGTATCGCTCTTCTCGCTGCTCTTCCGACATGGCCTCAAAGCCCATCTCATTTCTGGCCTCAGTTTCAGTGATGATATTCATCTGATACAGTAAGGCAAAATGATTCTGCTTTTTGATCTGAGCTTCTAGGTCTACCTCGCTAAACTTTAGCTCCACATTGTTTTCTGGAGAGAGTACATCTAGACCGAATGTGCTCTCTAGGAGGAGCTCTCTTATCACCCTGAAGTTGAAGGTGTCTGCGAGCGCTTGCTGGTAGAACTTTACGTTGTCCACCCCCAGCTTTGACATGGTATCTGCGGTGGAGCGATTGGCCGTCTCCCCTTCGCCGAAATCTATTGCACTTAGACCAGTCCCTGTGATCACTCTCGACTTGAAGTGTGAGAGGTAGGGCTCTGCCCTGATCGCCCTGCTTTCGGAGCCGATGGCCTTAATGTCATGCCTTTCGGGAACTACTATCATTCCGTCTGTTGGCATGTTTCTTATCTTGGTCTTAACTATGTCGACTTCAGTCAGGCCGTCCTGGAAACGCTTCATTGGCGTTTCCTTGGTCCCTACCGTGTACTGGAACAGGGGGTAGATGTGCTGATAGACGAGGTTCTCTATGTGCTCCTCTATCCTTCTAAGTGCTCTCACGTCATCGAGGACCGGAGTCCACGAGGGGGTCCCCATCACAAAATGGCTCTTTTTGTAGACGAAGAAGTGAACTACATCGTCGGGCTCGAAAACCTGGTATCGACCGTCAGGCATCGTGTGCTTGTAGGCTATGGGGCGGTTGTCCTCTCCGATCTTTATCGTCATGGTGTCAGGCGAGGCGACAAAGTAGCCCGCGACTGGCTTTATCTTCTTTCTGCCGACAAGACGGATGCGTCCTCCAGATCTCTTGATGTCCCGGGCTTTGATTATATAGCAGTTGTGATACCTCAGAAGATTGGCCATCACCTCTGCAAGCAGGTCTCTCGTTGTCTGCCCCTGGGCCACTTCAATCTGCTGGAGCCTCTCCTTGACGTAGGAGATTGTCTCCTGATTCCTTCCGATTAGGTTCCAGCCCGCCTTGAGGGACAGCGCAAGTCGCTTGAAGTTCGCCTGATAAACGAAGGAGTCGGTGTCCTCCGCCATCCCAATGTCTTCAACCGGGTATTCGCCAGGGTAGAACCCGGTGGGATCCTGCTTTCTCCTCCTGCTGGCTGGTATGACATATGTGAAGACAGGTCTCTTCATCTTGCCGGGCTCGCCGGAAATCAGCTCCACAAGTCGGGTTGACGCTTCTATGGTCGAGAGGTCCCTCATGGGCAGGCGCTGAAGCACCTCAACCTCTGTTGCGGTTAGCGATGTCTCTTTGTCGGCCATTAGCTTAGCTCTCCAATCCACTGACTCATCATTTCTGCGTCAGTCGCAGTTGGCTTTTTCAGGCAATCTGCCAGTGAAAAAGTAATTTGCCCACGCTGTCTCTTCGAGGGGGCCTGACCCGACGGTCTCGCCATCCCCGGCGCGAGCGGATCGGGGACAGGTCTTCCCGGGTCTATGTCAACTCTTCGATTTACATTTGCCTTCTCCTCAATGACATCAGTAATTACTGCGTTAGGAGAACGCGAGTTAACCTCATCAATCAGTTGTGCAATAGAATCTCTTTCGCACAACTCGTTGAAGTTGCCCTTAAAGAGACGCAGTACGGTCTTTATCAAACTAATCCATGTAGCGACTCGTTTTAGGAGATCTGTTATGCTCATTGAGTTTTCCGAGGCAAGAAAGTCAAGGCCCACGATCTCGCTTACAACTGCTGTAATCCCGTCTAACTTTTTGTTCAGAGAGTCGATACTTTTTCGTAGTAGCTGCGGAAGCTCTACGTTCACCAGGCTGCTCAGCTCCTGCTCTTTTTCCCTCACTTCTGATCTAAATTTTCGCACCAAATCTGCGCTGCTGACGCTACCGGGAGATGGCTCTCTCGGCGGCTTCCCCGTCCTTGCTGATTCGACCTCTCTCGCCGCCTGATCGGTGAGGTCGAGGGAGGTTGCAAGAACATTCATGATACACTCGAACTGATCCATGAAGTATGCTTGAAACTGCCCAAGCCAGGACTGAAGCCC